TTTACAACAATTCCCTTGCCTCTATTATATGGTAGAAGATTGGCAGCGCGAAGCAACCAAGCGAACACCATTGGAGGAGATTTTAGCCAAGAAACAACAATAAATATATAATTCAATTATATATCTATGAATGCTATCCCCAATTCAAACCGGCCTGCTGTGTCTCTTTACGATTCTTTACGGGTTGGCTATTTACCTCAAAATAAACAAGGGAGAGAGATGGCAAAATATGGTTATCAGATTGACAAAAAGCTGAGCAATGAGAATCAGCAAGTTTATTTTAATCCCGAAAGCAAGAAGCTCCTCTACAACGTCACAGGGTCTCAATCATTGAATGACTGGGTCAACGTGGATGCCAAATTGGCATTGGGTGGCACAATCGGCAAAGGCATTAAAGCCATTGGCAAACCCTTAGAGCGTGGTATATCCGCATTGTTGCCTTCATCTTGGAGAAACAAGTTTGAGAGAGGATACGAGAACATTGTAGGGGGATATCGTGATACTGACCGATACAAACAAGCCGACGAAACATTGAAGAAAGCCAAAGCAAAGTATGCTCCCGCTGAAACGGCAATCACAGGCCATTCGCTCGGGGGACGAATTGTACAGGATATCGCCAAGAAGTCGGACAAGGTGTATGCGCTCGACCCGGGCCAGACCATCGGGCAAAAAGTGAAAGGCAACCAGAATGTCTATCGCTCTGCAGGTGACATCGTTTCACTTGCTTCCGCTGGTTCCAAAAATCTGAAAACGCTTCCCAACCCACATACTAGAACAATCATTCCCGCTTTAATTAAGGGTGACCCAAAGCAAATTGGTATTGCTGCAGCCATCGACGCCTACCACGCTCACGACATCGGCAACATTAAGGATTCTGATATTTTCGTCTAAACAATAGGCATCCAGTTCTGCTTGAATTGTTTTGCCTGCTCTTCGTCCTCTGGAACGCCCACGATTGTGAAGGTAAAATTACAAGTAATAGGTGTCCCTGTAAACGGTGTGCCTGGTGCAATAGGCAACGCTCTCAGCGTTAAATTGACAAAATCTTGGTCTTTATAAAATGTCGTAACAATTCCACTTTGCCATCCATTGGTTCTTGGCACCGCCGCGGTGCTCCCTATTGAAATAGTTCCCAATGTTGCCGTTTGGGTTTGACCTGTGCCTGTTATATATGCAGTTTGATTGATGAAATTCAATCCCTCCATTTGTAAAATATATGAAGCATTAACCGCCACTACTGCCCCAGAGTTACTTGTTGTCCCAGTTAAAAATATATTGAACTTTTTATATTTGTTCCACATTGAACGGCACAATTGACGCATATTTACATTATTCAGGGTAAATTGAGTTGAAGTAGAATTGATTATTCCCAAATTGGTTTGGGATGTTGTAAGTCCTGCCGTGTTTATAAACAGCGTTGCTTTCTCCACTTTGTAAATGGGTTTTATAAAAAATCCAATAACGCACAGTGGGTTGGTGCCAGTAAATGTGAAAGCAAACAGATCCGAATTTTCATTGTTTTTCAAAGTAATTGTGAGATTTACATTATCGCCATCTTTCTTGAATTGAACTGGGGCAACAGGGTATGCCATTAATGCCTCGTGTGTTGTTGCCGCAGCTGCGAAAACAATTGTTCCAAGAATTGGACTTTCCGTTGTCATTCCAAGTCTATCTGTGTTGTTTGAGTTTTTTGTAGCACTATTCACAAAATTGAGTCCGTTCATTTGAAATAGACAAGTTCTCGCATTTGCTGCTAATGTTCCTATGCCTATGTTATTATGGAAAGCCCATTGTATTTCAAAATCCTCATGTTTATCCCAGAAATTACGACATAATCGTGTCATATCAAACGCAGGATAATTATACTCTTTTTTGTCTGAACTTACTGTGCGACCCACTTGCGATGTTATTGTTGATGCAGTATTAAATCCAAAAAACGCGCACTCATTCATTTCACCTGGTATGACTGGTTCAAATACCAAATGAAAGCAAACATCACTGTAACTATTTCCTGCTCCGACGATTCCAAATGTGCTGGGACCAGTAGCAGTATTAACTGCATTTGTAATTGTAAAGTTTAAATCAACTATATCAGAACATTTGCGAAAATTATAACTTTGACCCGTATTTGAAATTAATTGATTTTGTTGCTGAGTTGATGTCTGAACATTTAAAACCGCAATTGCTACATAATTTTGACTCATATATGCTGTATCATAATGGACGTTCTCCCAAGTAAGACCCGCCATATTGTAACAGGTGACTCCACTTGATGTGGCTGTTAGTGTCACTGTTCCAGCAACCGCTGCTGCCGCCACTTTCATACAAAACACATCATATTTGTCCCACGCAGCACCAAGCACATTTCGCATATTGATATTTGAGAATGTGAAGTCTGATTTTGTCGCATTAATCGTACATGGACTTGTTGTTGAACTTGTTGATAATATCAATGAACCACTTTTACTAAGCATTTATATTATCACTATATTTAATTCTGCACAAACCTACGGGTTTTCCATGCCTTTTCCCTTTTAAAAAGGAGGGGTCGTAGGGCGTAAGCTTCGCTGAATACCTTGGTTCCCTACTCTTTGATTCCTACAACGGCAAATGTCAAACTGAATTGATTGAATTGATTATTAAATGCCAATCCTCCATTTGCCGCCGTAAAGAGTTGAAACGCTAAATCCACATTCTCCGATTCAGGTTTTCTAAAACTGATTAAACTGTCAGGCACAGCAAAACAATCTCCATCAGCAGCTAATGCTCCTGTTCGAAATTGAAATGTTGGTGTATACGCTACACTTTGCGAATACGATGCTGTCGTAGTTGTGCTTAAACAATTGATAAATTGGAGTCCCTGTATTTGAAACCATAAAAAACGCTGTTCATTAGTTGGTGCCGATGTCACATTTCCTATTCCCACATTCAAGCTAACTAAATTGAACTTATTATATTTATCCCACAGCGTTCCAATAATGCGTCGCATATTTACATTCGTGAAAGTAAAATTGGTAAATGTTGAGTTCATTGTTCCAAATGCATTTGTCGCACCTGCCGACAATATTTGCGTTGTCAGTGTGAAGTTTGTTAATTCATTTTGATACAAATAGTTGAACGGGTTTTTATAAATCTTATCTCTAACAAATGGCACAAATGTAAGGGAAAACGATTGCACGAACATAGTCGTTGTAGTAACATCAGGGATAGATGTGATATTGAGTGTTATTTGTGTGTTATTTGGTTTTATAAGAATAAACTCTTTTGTATTTGATGGTTTTCCTATATTTCCGTTTCCATCATTTGTATATTGAAACTGATTAAAAACACTAATTGCCGTATCAAATCCTGCGGGTTTCCCTTGATATGATGCTTGAACTATATTCAAACCATTTTGATAAAGTGTAGCCAATCCATTGTTATTACTTACTGCGTTTTCATAGCCTATATTAACTTTGAACTCATCATATTTTTGAAACAGTGTTTCGCCTAAAACTAACCGTAGGTCAAAGATAAATGTATAATTGCGTAAGTCTGCACTTCTTATTCCAATTTTTGATTGTGTGGTTGTTAGATTTGCTCCATAGAGCCATAATTTTGCTACTTCTTTTTGCATTTATAATAACACTATATTATTATTATAAATGTTTATTTCGGTTTCTTATGTGTTAGATACTGACTTTTTGCAGTATGTGTTAAACCCGTCATCAACCGCCCTTCTCCCGCTTTGTGAGTTGGCATAAAACTGGGATAAATCTTCCCACTTGGTAAATAATGGACTTTTCCTTTTGGCATTATAGAGTGTTCTCAGATTTTAATATCTAGCGTAGCAGACACCGTTCTCATAGACTAGCACCTGGTCGTATGAGGCAAATGCAGTTTGGAGGATGGTAACGTTGCCCGCGGGTGTGAAATTCGCATTGTAAAAGATATCGGAATTGTTGGTGTTCGTTCCGGCGAAAATGGAACTCTTATCGGCATTGGAATACACCTCCATATCCATACCAACGACGAAGGAACCGGAATCAAGCAGAGAAGCATCACCAGAACTGGCAATGGTGTTGGGGACGTCTAATGCGTAAGAAACCAAATCGACCGAGGGCTGGAAAGCCAAATCAGCAAGGGAGCCAAAGCATTTGACAGCCTCAGAATAAAATTCAGGGACAGTCGCAGGCTGAGTTGAAGGTAGCACTTCCGCACCCACTCTGAAAGAATAACTGGTAAGACCATATTTGCAGTGGGAGTTGGGATACAATCCATCGGCACCGACGGAGGTTCTTGTGGCGACAAAGAGGTTCTTAAGACTGCTGTACTTGGCGGGAATTGGAAAACTGACTGATGTTCCTGCAGTGGTAATGGCAGCACTGTTGGTGAACGACCTATAAGAAGGCAAGACCATCTGCATTGGACTGGAAGAACCAGCATTGATGGCAGAGATGGCGGAATCGGGGAGTTCTAAAAACTCTCCGCAGTAATTGACCGATGTCATTGTAAAAATCTGGGCAGTGGCAGTTCCAGCGAGAGACATCAGAGATGTTACAACTGATGATTTCAAAACGATTTCAACACGGAGAGGAGCGGCGCTCATCTGCCACAAAGGCAAGTATTTGTCTCCAGCCAAAGCACCTACGAGCGAAATCAAGTTAATGGCAAAGGGGACAGTGGTGGCGGTGGTTGTAACACCCGTGGTGGCACCACGATTTACACCTCGGACAATGGTTCCGGAGGTAACATTATATTGAGGGTTGGTTGCGCTGGTGACAGCAAGGCGTCCCTTAACCGCATCATCGGAAGCCTGGAAGTCGTAGAGGATTTTCGCCAACTGGGCATAATTGTCACAGTCCTCGAGTAAGTTTGACCCGTGGAAAACCCTAATTCTCTGGATAAAACCGTGAACACCAGCTGACTCGAAAGTAGCCGCAGTGGCGTTGGCAGTCGAACAAGAAAGACTTAAAGTGCCTTTCAAATAGGACTCGGAGGGGATGAGAGCAGTGTTGGCTCTTGTGGGGATATTAATAGTAATGGTCTCGCCCATACCGAAGGATGTAGAGCCCTGGGGCTGAATTTGCGTAAGAAATCTTCTTGCGGGTGCGGACTCAACCTTGGACTGAAATTTGAGGTTTGCGGGAATCATGTTATAATATTGCCACAGATAAAAAACATTTGGAATTGTCTAAATGTTTTGCCGAAGATTTAACGTTTCAAAACCCGTCTTTCTAAACCACCAGCAACTTTGCGAACTAAGGCATCCGCCACTTCTCTGGCAACAGGGCGCATCAATAGAGGAATCTTTGAACCAAGTCTCATTTTTCCAAGGGGCATTTTGAAGCCCATCATCTGTTTTCCTAAAGGGAGTTTATAGCCAATCATTATAGGGTATGCCTATATTTTATTCATCGGTGAACTTCACACAATCTAGTTGAAACGTCATTTGGTATTGTATGCCATTCATATTTAATAGTCTCGCCTCGTTGTCTAAAAGCCGGATTTGGATTTGGTCTAATTTATTCACGTAGAGGTTGGTTCTAAAATTATTGGGGTTGGTATAAGTGATTATGCTAAATGGCGCGACATACACTGGTATTGTTGCCAGGATGTTCTGATTGTATGGTTGCGCTATATTGACATTATATGTCGGAAAGTTTACCTCTACATTGATGGCGCGGATTTGATTGAGATTTACACAGTCTCTCCCATAGAGGAGATTCGCAGCCGATGTAGTATTCGTTGTTTTACTAAATCCAAGGATGTGATTAATTGTAGAGGCGTATATTATAAAATTGCTTGTCGCATGAGTAATCAAGAGTTTACTGGTTATACTACTATAAGTTATTGTATACGATGCACCCATTGCTGTTTCGATTGCACTTATAAGTTGGGTTATTGTATAGTTTCCTGGTTGTATGTAGGCTGTAGTTGCTGGGTCCCCAACGACACCAAAGATGAAGGTGTTATCGAAATCGCTGATGGAATAAAATGAATATGGAATGTTGGCGGATTGGAGTGAGAGGTAAATGTGGTGCCCATCTGGAATTGTAATCACAGGCAAATAGTAAATACTGTCTGCTATGTTATCGCTTACTGTTTCAGAGGCATATCTCGAGTTTAGGTATATTTGAATACTATTGATGTGCTCCATAAGTTATTATATTATGAGATTTTGTCTTTCTAAATATGCCATATGCTTCTTTGATTTTTCATGTTGTCTAATATTAATATGTGTATATTTTCCGCCACATTGGCATTTAAACTTTTCACAATTCTGTTGAATACGTTCTTGATTTGTAACGTGTGCTTTTAAAGTATTTAAAACGGCATTGTATTCGCGTCTCCAGTATTCCTCTCTAATGCGTGCTTGTAGTTGTGTTTCACATTCACATTCTTCAATTGGTATCATTTCGCATTTTTCCCATCCTCCATTCTGTCGTATAAATTGATAAAGCATTAAATTATTTGTTTTACAATTACTTCTATGTTTTTGTTTTCTTTGAATATAATCACGAGTACTGCCAATATATGTGTAATCGCCCACGCTTATTTTATATATGATATACTTCATTTATATATAATATATATTGCCTCTATACTTTTTTACCATCTTCAATATTTAATAGATTCCCATTTTTGTATATTTTTTCTTCAAAGCAGTCTATATCCATATGCTGGTATGGTTGGTCAAATATATAATCGTAAATCTGTTTTGCCTCTATGTCTGTCTTTTTAATCAACTCTTTTACAAGCGTGGACCATTCTTCCTTGTTTCTCACACCGCTAAATATTGAGACCCAAGTTAATTGCTTGCGTAAAATCTTAGGGTAATAGAGGTAAGACTGAACAGTAAAAAGAAAACAACAATTCAAATGACGGGCCTTAATCAACATAGCATTCAACTTTGAAAGCAAATGCTTATCTTTCAAATTATTGGCAAAATCGTCAATAATCACAAGCGAGTATTCTGGATTATCATCTTCCTCTCTCTCCTCCTTAATGGTTGTCAATTCTTCTCGTATGTCGTCGAGTGCCTCCGCTGTTAGCTCGTGAAATACTTTATCGTGTTTTTTGAATGGATGATTTTGTACACTTAAAAAAGAAGACGATGGGCAAAAATACCAGATATGGTGAAACTTCTTTTTATAGACAGTCTTCATCTGTGTGAGCAAGTGGCTCGTCTTGCCACTTCCACCTGAACCTATGTAGAGGATTATACCTCCATTACGTCTGGCTACTCCCTCTACAATGTCAGGTACGAAAACATCCATAGTTTCTTTAATCGGTTTTGTCTTTGGTATGGCGGCATTGGGTACTTCGCTAATATCGAGTGGCATTATAAGCTATACCCAGATATTTAGGGCGTTGTTTAATTACGCCATTTTTATTTTCTCACACTGATATATACCATGGATGACAACGAACCACACGAGGATACCGAGCCACTTACTAAACCCAAATCAAAAAAAGAGAGGAGCCCAGCGCAGATTGCCTCTTTTGAAAAAATGAGGGCGGCTGCCAGTGCTAAATCACAGGGCAATAAGACACTCGACCCCACCAAGAAGGCTGTCTTAGCTATGGTGAAAGAGAAGTTGAATGGTCCACCAAAGAAGGCGGCTCCGCCGCCCGAGTCTGATGAGGAGTCAGAGGAAGTAGAGGAGGTTGCCCCTCCGCCAAAGAAAGTCAAGGCCCCCAAGGTTGTAGAGGAGCCAGTTAAGGCACCCAAGAAGAGCAAGCCCCCCGTACGGGACCCCTTGCCAGAGGAGAGCGAATCAGAAGAAGAAATCATCATTGTCAAAAAGAAGAAGAAGCCAAAGAAGAAGACCATCATCTATGAGGAGGACAGCGAATCCGAGGAGGAAGCCCCTCCACCTAAGAAGGAGGCGCGAGCTACCAAGACTCAGCAAAATAAAGCCTCTATGTTTAAAGTGAATCGTCCTGAAGAGAAGCCTGCTGGCCCAGTTTGTTATTTCGCATAATAGTATATATGGCTTTCACTTACAAGCAGAAGTTCAATAAAAAATATGGATTTGAACCTAGCCAACCTCATAGTTTAGCAGACATTAGTCGTATTACCGGTTATAAGAAAACGGGATTGGAGACCATTTTTGACAAAGGCGTGGGGGCTTTTAAAACCAATCCACAATCAGTCAGGAAAGGAATACGGTCCCCCGAGCAGTGGGCCCAGGCTCGCGTGTATAGCGCGGTCATGGGAGGGAAGGCGGCACGGGTTGATGCTCCGCACCTGATTCGTGCTCCCTAATCCATTGTGCTCGTCGCCTCTCGACTTTCTCCAATTCCAACGTTATTTTGCGCCTACGCTGTTCCGTTGCTGTCATCACCTTTCTGACAACAATTTTTACATTGGGGTTGGGATGCGGCTCATCACGCCTTCTGTGAACCGAGTCATTCACCACGTATCCCCGTTTAGCATCTCTTTGTCGTGAGCGCATTTCATTGTATTCATCTTTGTGTGTATCGTACCAGCGCTGCCAAGCATCGTGCTGTTTCTCTGGGGTCTTCATATAATATATCCTCTCATATTATATGAATATTACTAAATCCACTCGTAAGGGCAAACGCTTCCTCGCTACATTCAAGGATGGGACCAAGGTTCACTTCGGCGCCGCAGGCGCCTCCACTTATATAGACCACCAGGACAAACAGAAGCGAGCCGCCTACATTGCCCGGCATCGTGTCAACGAGGACTGGACTGACCCAAAAAAAGCATCTACATTAAGTAGGTATATTAGCTGGGGTGATTATACCTCCATGGATGGCAACATCGCTGCGTTTAAACGGCGGTTTAATCTTTGAGCCCCACGTTTAAACAGCGGTTTATATTTTGGCAGTCTTGGGTCGTCGTTTAATTAAGGCCAAAAAATTGAAAACATTATCATTTAGTCATATATGACTAAAAAATGAGACCAGAATTGAAAGCGGCGATAATGGAATCCAGTGTCAGTGCTGATTTTGCAGTGGCAGCAGGCGAGTGGTATGTAAACTATTATGAGGTCATGTATGGAGAGGGCGTATCTTGTGTTTGTGGCCAAGAAAGATGTAGATATATTTATTCTATTAAAAACTGGCACAATGAAAAAACTTTATACCCGATTGGCAGCAGTTGTATGCAGTATTTCAGCTGGAATGAAGAGGAAGCCGAGATTATCAACGCATACAATAAATGGCACGAAAAGCTCTATAATAATGTAGGGGGACGATATCACCAAATTGCTTTCAATCAAGTGATAAAAGATGTAGATTTTATTAATAGAATAAAATATTCTGATTCAGCTGAAAATAGAAGGTTGTATGCTTACGCAAGGGCAGTGTGGGTTCATAATCCCCCAGTTATTCCTGAGAAGAAAAAAGAGCCAACCTGTGAGCGCTGTGAAATCCAGAAACAGAAAGGGTATCAACGTTGTTATCAGTGCCATTTAATTCAGAAAAAATAAAAAAAAATGTTTAGGGGTGGTGAAGGGATGGGTGATGGGTGATGATGAGGAGGTGGGTGACTGGTCGTTTTTAGGTCCATTATAAATAATGCAAATAAAAATATTTTTTTGGGAAAAAAATGACACTTTTTCCGAAAAACATCTTTTTTTTCAGTTTTCCATATGAAAATGAAAAACAACCCATCAACCCATCACCACCCATCACCTCTATAATAATAATAATAATAATAATAATATAAGACTGAAAATAGAGTAAGAATATAAGAATAAAATAAGGTAATAAAAAGTCAGAGGTGATGGGTTGGTGATGGGTTGGTGATGGGTTGTGGATATCATCACCCTGTCATTTATAAAAGGCATCCCAATTGAAAATACTCCTTCATTTTAGGGATATCAAATCGTCGTTTATGTCCACTCTTTGTATGAATAGATTCTCCGACCCCTGCAATTTTTAGATTCTTTATTTTTAGTCCAAATGCTGGAAGCGAACATTCAAAATGGATGCCATTATCCGCTTTGAAAATATTAAATGCCTCATATTGCTCCATTGCGGATTTATCCACATATTCCAAATTAATGTTGTCGATAGTTAGTTGGCGGAGCCACATTTCAATCGGAGAAGTTTGCGCTTCCTTGATATCCTTATGATACTGGGTCTCTGGCATGGGCACATTGGAAAACTTGTCGGCACCTGGAAGCGCTTTAAAATACTCATAAATAGATTTCACGGCGTTTTCGTCCTCCAACATAGCATACATTTTATCAAAATAATCGCGGTTTCCGATAAGTTCATCACTGGCACGAATGATGAGTTTTCGGCGGTCTTTTTTGCTGGTTTTTACTGGGTCTTCATTGTTAGTCGTAATAAGAAAACGATGATATGATGAGATTTCATAAGGTATGATTCCTTTCTCATTGATTGTCATTTTGGGCTCCGTAATGAGCCCCTTAATGTATCCATCCGCACCTTCGCCTTCTTTCTTTGATAATTCGTCAAGATTCACTAAAAACGCATTCTTCATTTGCCCATTGAAATTGCCCCACACATTCTGGCTTGGCTTTGTCGTTTGTAGAATCTTTTCTGCTCCAAGCATTCGTTCAAAAAGTCGCATAAGCGTTCCTTTCCCAGCGCCCTCATCACTTATCAATGTAGGACAAACGGATTTTACTGATGGAAATTGAATCATCTGAGCAATCCACAATTCCAAATAATCGGCAACTACTGGGTCGTTTCCACACAATATTTTAATGTGTCCCCTTATCATGGAGATGGCGTTTTCGTCTTTCTGACAGGATTCCACCCTCTCCATCGCAAAGGGCCGCCACAAATTGAATACTGAATCGGGGCATTGAATATCTGGTGGATATACCGCCATATCATACTTCATATGATTTTCGCCGTCTTTCAACCAATCCAAAATAAAACATTTGGATTGGATTTCATCCTTGATAAGAGCATCATAACTGATTCGCTCGTTCGATGTAATCAACTGGGTTTTTGTCATAATGATATTATCGGTCTCCGTTTGACGAATAAAAACCGCTTTATTGCTAATCAGTAAATGAGTCTGCTCAAATTGACGCTTAACAGATTCATAGTCGCGCCCCACCGAGATTTTCATTTCTGGTGCAGGTTCCCATCCATCAGGTAAACAAAGGTCGCTATAATGCTGTTTAAATGCCCATTTCATATTTAATCCAACATATTCAGCACTAATAGTAGATTCAATTTCTTTGATAAGTTCAATATCATCATAATGGTCGCCATACATCAACAATCCGTCAAAACAAAGAGCACACACCTCAATTTCTTTTTTGTTCAAAATGCCAATGAGAGATTGTAAAATCTTATTTTCATAAACGCACATAATGCGATTAAATGCCGAACCGAGCCAATTATGAATACGAGACTCGGGCACTGAATCAACAATATATTTATACTCGGATAATCCGGTAATTAGTTTTTGAATGTCTTTACACTCTTTATCAAAATCTCGTAAAAATTGATTAGTCTCCTTTTTATTCACCTTATCATTATTCAAGGCGCATAAAAACTTATCCTTTCCATCAGCCCCAAATTGAGATAGCACCTCTTCTCGGTTGTTGATATAATATTCTAATTGAGGACAAGCAAACCCATTCAATTTACAAATATACCTCGCAATAGTAGGATGAGCATTTTTCATATCAATATCGGTGATTATTTTATCGCATAAAAAACCGCGAAATTGTTTAGCTAACCCTTGTAGGGAGTTTCCAGAATATAATCGCCCACCAACACCAGATGGATTTTTTTCAGTAAAACTATAAATACGAGAAATCTCTCCTCTACATTTTATTAGGGCTTTAGTGTATCCAATCAACATATCATATTTAACTCGGCGTTCATCATCATTTTTACAATTTAAAGAGCAATAACGTTTATAATCTTTGAATGTCATCTGGGACAAGTAGTTGAGTTTTAAAAGTGGGAGGCGTTCAGTTAGTTCCATCGGGGTTTATAAATAATACAAAGATATTATTTCTAAATGGTTTTGATTTAAGATTAGATTCTCCTAAATATTATGGGTCCAGGAGGATTTGGCGGAAAATGGCAAACTCTTTATTACGCCAATAGTATTTTTTGTTGTTTGCTCCCACAATCGCGTTCACGTAAGCGCGATTATCTTCGACCCATTTTCTCTTTAAAGCGTCGTGGCGTTCTTTATTAGCGGCACTCCATTTGGCGGATGCTCTTTTTTGTGCTTCACTTGTAGGCATATTTCTATATAATACTATCAGATATTCTTAAATCCTTTTGGGAATATATATTCCTAAATAATCTTGGCCGAGGAAGATTGGGAGGATTTATAGCCGTCGGGTTTTGGTGGCAATGGCAACAACACGAAGTCGCTGGTCTCTGGCGGTTCTAGCACCATGGGTGGTGTGAAGACCTTTCTAAGACGCTCAAAATAGTTTAATGTAATTATGCGGTTCTGTCTTTCTTGTTTGCTAAATCGTTGCATTATATATTAAGCCTCTATTATTTATGCCAACAAAAAACGTTTTCCGAGTAAATATGAAATGCGGACCGGCGCTTGTTTGGCATCTGTATGACTATATCGGCGCACCACCCGATAACCCGCCGATACACCTCATAGATTTCGTTCGAAATAATGACGCAATACCAGCCGCCCTTCATTAGCCCCCTCCAAGAAAGTGAGCATAAAATTTCATAAAATTGGTTCCACTCATCCTTTGTTCTATACGGCTGGTTGGTATACCTCTCAATGTTATAGTATGGCGGCGAATAGAAAACCATATCGTAGCCCACCGAGTGGTAATCAAAATCAAGAGAAGAAACCCAGTTCATATCAATATCGGTGGAGGAGTGCTTGTGTAGTTCGTGAATCATTTTCATGTATGGCTCTTTGAGCGCCTCATTGGTTTCACAGCCAATCCATCGTGGCACAGAATAGGCACACGCGGCAGTGAGCAACCCGCCCCAGCCAGCACAAGGAGATATCACGCAAGTGGGTTTAAAGCGGTCGAACACTGACATTGCGATGTGAGGCTGTAATATGTTTATTGAACCAAAATAGAGGTTGAAGATACGATACAAAACCCACGTCTCGTTGCGCCAAGGTTCAACTTCGTCATACCAAGCAACCATCTTTTGGACGTAGCCTTTTGATAAGACGTTATCTTTGTTTGCTAAAAAATCAATAAACGAAATACCGGAACGACCGACAGTGTTCATCCTCTCAGCGTGGGTGAAATAGTTTACAAAGTCAGCGCCAACTCGCAATCGCATTTTAGGATTTCCTCTAAATAATGCCAGCTGATAGAAATCTAAAATGATTTGTTCGGGTGTAAGATTTGGATAAATGAGTCGCGAAATTGCTAAATTGTCAGACATATACAATAGAGGCAGAGGGAAAATTAAAAACTTCCAACTATGTGTTTGTAAAATTGGCTTGGGGACTTTTTAAAAATAATGAAAAAGTATCTGCCTCTCCACTTCTTGATATTACATACTACAATATCATGAATATACCATCCAGTCTTTTCCATTTCATCCAATCGCTTTGGTGTCAGAGTTGCGAAACATCGGTCATTACTAAGAAAGGCGATTCCCTTGTTTGCCTTGGCAGTATAGTATTTCAATAGTTTGAAAAATGCATTTTCTCTCTTCACCCCGTCATCAAGCCTAAATGGTGGATTAGTAATCACCCAATCAATGTCGCCCGTGTAATCTTTATAATCACGTCCCTCGGTTATTTCCGTCCAGTCTTTCTCAACAAAGACTGGAAATGAATTATAAAATGCGCCCTCTCCGCGGAATGGTTCAAACACTTTATCGCCGTGGCATAAATCTACATGCTTAATCAATTCTTGACAAAGTGCTTGTGGCGTTTGGTGAAAATAGTATACATCGTTTTTCTCCATTATACATTGGGCTGAGAGGATTGTTCAGCCACTTACTCTTTATCGTGGATTTTGATATAGTTCTTAGCTTGGGCGACGGAGGAGCCCATTGCCTCCATATCGGCCGACATCTTCTCGGTCTCTTCCATCAACTCCTTGTACTTGCTCGTCAAGTAGAAATGACGCAATGCGTTAACACCCTTGGCCCCGCCAAAGATTTTGTTGAGACGCTGGTTAAGAGACACGGCTGATAGAGGCTCCAAGTTTGAATTGAACAAGAGTGTATCAACCTCTCGTGGAATGACAGCAATCCATTTCATAAGAATCTTTTTCAGAGATGCTGGAATCTCCAACACCTGGGTGCCCTTCAATTCAGTGCCGTTTTTAACGGCCGTCTTAAATCGGTTGAACACAAACAAGTCCCGGTCGAGGTCTACATAGTTCTCAGTCTTCTTATCATAGTTCTGGTATTTCATCTCTACATAATCCAGCGAGCGGCGTGGAACGACGTGTCCATTATAAAGTGAGAGGATGATGTACTCTTGAATCTCCATCAGGTCGGGAACACGGTGCGTCTTCTTTTGTAAAAGGGCATCGGCATTCTGTTTGAGCCCGGCGGTGATGTCGCGAATCTCATCAGCCGTGATAGCGGACTCTTCCAGTTTGTCAGTGAGTTCACTCTTATTAGTATCCTCTCTGTACGTTTTTATATCGGACATCATTTCAGTGCGATATGGCTCGACGGTTGGTGCGATACACACGAGTGCTGCGAGGTATGTCTTGCGGGTATTGGCAGACTTCTCGCTGAGGTGGTCGAGCACCTTGCCATAGCGTTTGGTGAACAGTGTGGCATCGGGTTTCTCACTGGCGCCGAAGGCGCCCTTGTAGATAGACCTCAATAGAGAGTTATACGTTTTAAGAGAACCAGCGCTTATCTTGGGTTTGTTGCTTTTGAGTTGGTCGGTGAAGTCCATGGTTGCTATACTATTGCTAAAGACTTTAAGCTGTTTAATTTCTCAATTCTTTTTATAAACGGGGCGAAGCCCCGCGTGAGCGAAGCGAACGAACATCACACTGAAACCAGTGCGGACAGCAAGAGACCACAGGCAAAAGTGGAAAAACCAGTGCGAGTAGAGCGGGTTAAGAGCGTTTTAACCGAAATTAAACGGTTTTGCTCCCAGTTTAATAAATTAAAATATTTTATTTAAATAAACCGTTCGTAAAACCGTTTAATTTCGGTTAAATCGGTTTAAATGGCATCTGGTGCGTAAGTCCGCACTGAAAATCAGTTTAATCTGTCATAGATAAACCGCCACACTGAAACCAGTGTGGCGGTTGTGTGTGTGGCTCACTCCGTTCGCCACGCGGGGCTCCGCCCCGCTATGGGGGCTTCGCCCCCTACATCAATATAGAGAACCAAAACACCGCATTAATGAACTTGCTCAGCCCATAGTATCCAAGCAAAGACCGGATAGCATAGTAAGCATCAAACGACATTACAGTATTAATCGCTAGAACAACCGCACGAGATGCGTTGACTTGTTTTAAGAAACGATTGACTAAATAGTCTTGTATGTATTCCAAGCATTTGTCTTTTATCGCCTGGATTATTCAAAGAACTTTTCGTTTGAACCAATCGATAACACTGTATGCGCATAACTTCCATGCTGCGTGTTTTACGATATGACCATTATCCCAAAGGAACTCACAGTTTTTTTGTAACGTGTCTATGTCAGTTGGTGAAAGGTTTCCATAGAGGGATTTGTAAATCTGTATCAGCAAAACCTTCTTATCTATTTTCAGTTTATCGGCTTTGTCATGATTGCTAATACCACAGTTCTCAATCATATTGCACACAAGGGAAACCAATTCCATATTGTGTTTGTTCTCACGAATCTCTGCGGGTAGATTCGTTATTGTGTCTAAAATACGTGCGTGGACTTTGGCAATCTTGGCTTCTTTCCAAAGTCCATTGCGAGGTTTTATAAAGGAAAAGGTAGACATTATAGAGTATAAAAAGATTTTTATCCAATGCGGGTCCAACTAACATTTGTAATCAACTTTGTATTTGTTCCACTATCAACTTCAGACCGAGCATTTACGTGTATCGTTGTAGCAGCAGTAGCAGTATAGACACCACTTAGAGTCCCCCTCTGTCTTATTTCTGCTGCGCCTGCTGCGTCATTTAATTCTTCAAAATATTGTAACCCATTAGCA